AGTCGCAAGCTCCTCGCGCTCAGCCATCTCAAGAGATTCCTTGCCCCGTCTCAAAAAGGGGTCTTTACAGAGGCGCTTATTGAGACTGGAGACAGACCACAAAATGATATTGAGACTATCAAAGCCCCCCTTATTGAGACCGGTCACGACGCGCCTCCTTTGAGTTGAACATATCGCCGCTCATAAGCATAGATCGCATCCCTCACCGGGCGGACAACCCTCAGTGTCTCTTCGATCTGCTCGGCATTCATCTTCTCAGGCGGCATCTTGACCAATAGCTGGCTGAACCACCGCCGTGCATCATACACCCACCCAGCCGCGATGTCGCGCACGCTCACCTCTGGCACCTCGTCCTTGGTCGGCGTGTCGCCATCCGCTGTCTCTGCGTTGGCCTCGGCCTGCGCTTGAACGCTGGCCCTGTCCTCGACTGGCTTGAATCCGGGCAGGAATAGCTGCCCCGGCTGATAGTTCCGATGGTGGCGAATGTATCGCTCAACCGTGACCGTCGGCATCTCCACTTTCTCCCGCAGCCAATGATGGAACGCATCGCCTACCGTATCGCGGGCGCTCGATAGCAGCATACCAACGTGATTCGCCATCGCCCCGATCTCGGCTGCCGTGGCCTTCACCGCGTCCACCTTAGCCATGATCTCGGCGTGGTCGTTGTTAATTTGCGCGGCCAAATCATCAGCCGCCTTCAGTTCAATTTCTTTGCTCATGTGTGTTCTCCTCGTTGTGTCGTTTCTGCCAGGAGCGGTGCGCGGCCATGCGCGAACTCTCGCGCGCCTCGTCCGACTTCTGGAAATTGTTGTGTGCTTTGAGCCCCAGCTTCTCCTGCATCTCGATCACAGCCTTCGACAGCGCCGCCCGCGTCACCCCGATCTTGCGGGCCAGCTCCGAATAGCTGTGCGCCAACGTGATCGACGTATCCCCGGCCGCGAGCAAGAAAGCGTAATAGCGCAACGTCTTATTGCCGCGCGGCTCGTTGAGGTAGGTCAGAATCGGGATCAGCATTTTACTGGCTGTCTCTCGCGCCTCCCGCATCTGATGTTCCGCCATCAGCAACACCAAAGCCTTATGCTGCCATTCGGCCAGATCAAGCTGGTCGGCCCATTCGTCAGCCAGTGTGTCGATCTCGCCGGCCATATCTGGCCGATACGATGTTTCAAGTTTGTCTAAGGGGTTTTCGCCCATGCTGGCGAAGCGTCGAATGTCAATCATCTGCGGTTCCTCCGTCTGCTTAGTTTTTGCATAAGTCGTCTGGTTTTGGCCTTGGCGCGGTCGTGTTTGCGTTTTGTCCGCTTGCGCGCCAATCGCGTTCCAATCGGCCTGATAGGGCTTCGTCCGTAATGCCCGGCGTTTTTGGGTAAGGGTTTCGGGATGCTCATGCCGCCCTCCTTGCCTCATTCAGCCGGATCACAACACCCTCCGGCAGCAGTTCCACGGCCGGCGCATCGAACAGCACGGCCGCATGGGCGGCCTCCGTCCCTACGGCCTGCACCAGCCATTCGGCCGGATGGCCATTGTTTAATACGGGTAGGCCGCTTCGTAGTTCGGCCAGCTTGATTCTTCTTTTTTTCATTGATTTGATAGCAGATTGTTAGCGGCCCAACAGTCTTGAGACGGACAGGACTTTCTGTCTGTCCTCAAGACTGATTGGAGTGCTTCATACATCACTATTTTCCTTATATGATGATGAATGAAGCTGGAGGGCCTAAAACGGGTCATTGTTAATCCGAAAAACGGCCTCCTTTGTTGCGTTGTTTACCTTCTCAATGCCCATCCTCCGAAGCCTGTCGAGGTGCCGATTAATCGACTGCTTCCAGGCGCCATCGCTGAACTTGTCCTTGGTGATTTCCCGCGCCCTGACGATCAATTCGCTGCTCGGCACGGGCCGCCCGGCTTTCTGTAAAACCTCCAAAATCGCATCAGCACGGGGCCCGAATGTATCAACCACCTTCCCTGGCTGCCGCAACTTCGCCGGGTCCAGATCGCTCCGCGGATTCATCACCGGCGCCTCCCATTGCAGCACCAGCGGCGGGATCGGGGCAAACTCCCGCAGGATGGCCTCCAGCGTGTAGCAATCCTCCTCCTCGTGGTTGGTAAAGGTCATAATGGCGTCAGGATCGCGCGCCATGACCCCACTGCCCGAGATCCGGTCCATCGCCTCCTTGCCGCTTTGGTTGCCCTTGGAAAAGTGCGCCGCGAAGGCGATGGCCGCCCCGAGCTCGTCGGCAAACCGCTCGATCTCCAGCATCAAGGCCGCCATATCCCCCGCCGAGTTCTCGTCCTTGTCCCCGTAGGTCTTGTAGATCGGGTCGAGGATGATGAGGGCAAACTTTGGCGCCCCCTCCTCCTTCAACCGCATCCGCGCCGTCGAAAGCATCGTCACCAAGTCGTAGCACTTGCCCCGCAGATTCCATGTGTGGATGGCCGCGCTGACCTCGGGCCTAAGCCCCGTCCCCTTGCACAGCCCCCGCTTCTCCGCGATCCACCGCACCCGGCGGCCCGCGGTGTGCCGGCGAAGCTCCAGATTCACATACAAGACCGCCCCCTGCTTGCACTGGAAATGCCCGAGCCACTTCCCGCCCGAGGCCACGGCCAAAGCCAGATCCACCAGGCACCACGTCTTGCCCATCTTCGAGCCGCCGCCCACCACCAACTTGGAGCCCAGCCGCAGCACCGCGCCCTCCTCCGAGCCATCCGGCCCGCAGATCAGCACCTGTGGCGCCTCCTCCTCGAAGGCCAAGAGCTCATTGCCGTTGACCCAAGGCGGCAGTGAGTCAGATTCCGGCGGGTCATCCGCCACCTCGAGCTTGTGGACATTGGCCGGCTCGTCGGCCGCGTCCATGTGTTCGGTTTCCTTGAAGGCTTGAAAGCCCGCCGGTTGTGCTTTGTGAACATTACGCATCGAAAAACTCCACTCGTTGAATTGTCCCGTTCTCCCGCTGCCCGTTCGGCATCCGCACGAACTGCGACTTGAGCCACGTCTTCGGGTCGCCGCCCAGGCGGACGGCCTCCTCCATAAACTTCCGGTCACTGGCCTCATCAGTCGCCCGATACCAGCCGTGCAATGACTTTGAGCCCGAAAAGACCACCATCCGCAGATCGCGGAACTCCGAGAGCCAGATATGCCGCGCCGCCTGCTCGTCCGGCGTGGCACCGTCATCGAACTCCACCACGATGTTCTGACGCGGCCCCGTGTTGTCCAAAGTGTGCGCGGATAACTCGCCGTCCGACTTGCGCTTGCCCTCAAGGGCAGACATCGCGTTCGGCACGACAAACTCATACCGATTCAAAAAGCCGCAAAAGTCATCCATCGGAGCCGTTCGGAAGCTCGCCACATTTTCTCCGGCGCACACCAACCCCACCTTGCCCCCAAGCAATGAGCCAAGGAACCACTCAGGCGAGGTCGTCGCCATTGCCGCAGCATCCAGCGCCGACGCCTCCCGCAGCTTCTCCAGCGACCATTCCCGCCGCTTCGACAGCCGACGGCACTCCGCCTGCAAAGTCTTGTTCGGCACCGGCCACGGCCGCACCCGCGCCGTCCCCGTGCTCGGCGTCACTTCATAGGCATACTGGATGGCCGACAGGATTTCGCGGTCAGGCGTGAACCGCCCGCCATTGTCTTCCCGCACCGCATCCACCATCCGCCGGATGATGTGATAGGCGCGGGCGTGGCCGATCCCGTCATCGCGCAGCATACAGGCCCAGGCATAAATCTGCCCGTGCAGGCTGGACGCCTGCCGCTTGCGCTTGTTCGGGTTTCGGCACCAGGCGAGGAATTTGCTGTCGGTCATGGCATCAACTCCTCCATCAGCACTCTAAAAGCCCGCTCTGCGGTGGCTGGCACAACTCCATTGCCGAGCAGTCGCAGCTCATCGGTGCGATTGTCTGTGGAGACGTGCAGGACGGCATCGTCCAGCCGACCGGAAGTCCTTGCAAAACTTCGACCCATCTTGGATTCAATCGCATGGCAAACCCTTGGCGGCTCCCACTCGTATTGCTGCTCGCCGGGGCGGCTTGGCCATAGTGATGCACTGCATCGCACAGCATCGGCTGCACCTTCTTGTCGCCTCGATATGCATTGCACGGCGACCGATACTCCTTGTTGGGATTCTGGATCTCGTTGGCGTTCGGTGTCGGCCAATTCGCCGCATCCTTCACCACCGCAGTCCCCAAGTTGGGATTCTGTCGATTGCCCTGGGTCGGCCCGGAATCCTTCCAGTCCCGCGCATTGGCTGTCGGCCAGTTCTGCACTCCAACTACCGCTGACGCCAAAGTCGCTTGGTGCGTCTTGCCATCGCCGCGAGTTACTACCTCGCCATGCTTGTTGGTTCGCTGCTTGAGATGAAAGGTCTTCTGGCGTGCAACCTCCTCGACTGTCGATGAGCCTTGGCCAGAGATGTGCGCCTGCGTTGTTCCCATCGTAGGCCAAGATAAAGACCCGCTTCCGCTGGTGAGGCGCACCGCATTCACTCGCTGACGCCACGCCCCACGTCGTTCGGTAACCCATTCCTGCCAAGTCTTGCAGCACGTCGGGAAGCCCAAGGCTGATATGTCCCTCGACGTTTTCAGCGAAACAGACACTTGGTCGCATTGCAGCAATTCCGGCTGCGATAAACGGCCAGAGGTGTCTTGGGTCTTCGGCGCCGAGTCGCTTGCCGGCGGCTGAAAACGGCTGGCATGGATATCCGAAAGAAAGGATGTCCACGCGGCCGTGAAACTCGGACCATGGGAAGGTTTTAAGATCCGTCCAGATAGGAGCTGCGTCCAAGAGTCCCGCTTCCATTTTAGAGACCAAGTTCGCGCAGGCGAAGGCTTCGATCTCACTAAAAGCGATTGTGCGCAGGCTTGGGATTGCTCGTTTAAGTCCGAGATCAATGCCTCCGTATCCGGCACAAAGGGAGACGTGTGTAATTGGCGAGGCAGAATCCACATCTACTCTCCTCCCTTCCACCGTCTCGAAGCCTCAAGGTATTGGTAATAGGCCGCATTGATCGCGTCCTCGTCCTTTTCCCCGCCCTGCGCGGGCAGGCAGTAGAACAGCCGCTTGCACAACTCCCTCGCCTCGTTGCGCTCTTTGGCCAGACGCAGGATGGCGCTGTCGATGGTGTGGGTGCGGGCGCTCATTTTGACGCCCCCCGAATTGCACGAGCTATTTCGTTGCAACCATAAATGATTGCAGCAGCAATTATTGCGCTCGGAATCTCCTCTTCATTATACCAATCATATCCTGACTGTTTGCCCTTTATCTTGCGTAAGCACTCATCGATAAAATGCGTGGTATTCGCGGCCACCTGTTCGTCGCGTATTATATTTCTCACGCCGCCCTCCTCTCCCTGTATTCTTCCGGCCGCGGGTCATACCCCTTGCGGAAGCGCCACACCGCGCACATCTGCGTGAAGGCATGGTAAGCCTCCACCAGCCGCGTCTTGTCGTGCTTCACCACCTCCATGCGCCCCGGCTCCGTGCTCGAGATGAACAGATTGGCCGCCAGCACGCGGTCGAGATACTCGGCCCCGAAATGCGTGGCCGCGTAGGCCGCGAGTTGCAACGTGTGCTCATCGTAGGCTTCGACCTTCTCGTCGGGCTTGGTCTTCTTTGTCTTGAAGTCGAGGATGCCCATGTTCGGCGCATCGTTCGGCCCCCAAGTGAACAGCGCATCCACCCGCCCGGCAAAGCCGTGGATAGGATTCACCAGGACAATCTCCGAATGCGTCACGCGGATGCCCTTCTCGCGCATCCACGCCACCACCGGCTTCACAAACGGCTGAATATCCTCCGGTGCCACATCCGCGCTGCCGCGAATGATGTTCTCGATCGCCGCATGAATCCGGCTGCCCAGATCGGCCGCCTCACCCACCTGCGTCATCGCGTGCTCGATGGCCCGATCCGCAAACCGATCTAGCGGCTCCTCGCCTTGGGGCGGAGGCACGGCCAAAGCCGCCTTCGCCGCCTCCCGCATCTTCCACTTCGTCAGTTGCGGTTTGTCCAACAGGCCGATGATGTTGGTCACACTCGGCAACAAGCCCATCTTCTTCGCGTCACGGATCGTCGTATTCCGCACGCCGTCACCATCCTTAGTCGGCACCGTGTGGCACGGCTTGCCGTCCAGCTGATACCAATGACTTCCGCTTTGCGGAGCCTTCGTTATAATCGCCATTGCAATCTCCTAGGTTGCGGGGCGGGGCGCTTGAGGATTTCCGTCGAAAGTCGTCCTCGATTGCGCTCCCGCCCCTATTTCCTCAGAACGGGTCGTTGCCGTCTTTGGCCGCCCCGAGAAACTCCAAGTCCGAATCATCCGACTTGGCCGATTGTCCGCCGACATTGGCGAACGCATTGACCGCAGGCACCTTGTCCGCGTAGTCCTCCAACACCGGGGCGATCCCCGTGATGTTGTTATACGTCTTGCCGTTGCGGGCTTCCTCGGCCGTCACCGTGATCTGTGCGCCGCTGCCCTTTAGCGTCTCAGTGTCCAGACCCGGCTTCGGATTCTCGCCCGTCCACGCCTTGAGGAACTTGGTCAGGTTGGCCTTCGGGCCGCCCGTGATCTTCATTTCCTTCGTGGCGATCTTGTGGAGTTGGCCGCTCTTCGTCTTCACGCCGAAGACAAACCGCGTCACGTCCACCTTCTCCATCTCCTCCGATTCGTATTTCTTGCGATCAACCCCGTAGAGGTCGAGCACGTCCACGCAAACCGCGAGGTAGGTTCCGGCCGGCGGCGGCGGCCCCATGTCCGCGAGTCCGCTGCCACTGCTTTCAGGTATCTTAGCCATATGTGTGTTCTTTCCTTTATTGGTGCTTAGTTAGATGCAGCGATCCGGCGCACCAGGCATCTCGCTGTTTTGCCCGTGGCGAAGTCGCTCGACTTCCTCCCGCAAGGCCAAAAGTTCCTTCCACATCGCCACGTAGTGATGCGCGCAAACAAACGCGCACCACTTCCACCCGTTGCGCTTCCAAAAAACCGCCGGCTGCAAAGCCGGATGCGCGTCACGCTCGGCTTGGAGCAGATAGGATGGCGAAAAAGTTTCAGTCCGTTTGACCTCCACATGACAAGGCAGATCGGTCACGACATCCGGCGAGTCATTGCCCCCTGCAAACTGCTGACCACGCCTGGCGTCGAATCCATGCTCGCGCAACAGTTCGCAAAACTCGCGCTCCCCGCGCTTCCCCTTTTCTCGGCTCATCCGACTCATCCCCTTGCCTCCTTGGCCACCGCCTGCGTCCACCCGACTTGATCCCAAGCAGCGTCGAGCGCCGTGTTCGTGAGCCGATCTTTCGCCAACTCAGCAAACATTTCATTGACCGAGCCATCCTCCGGGAACCGGCCCGTGATCGTGTCCAGCCACTCAACCGCCCAAAGCAAAGCCGCCCGCGCCTCGTCTCGCTCACGTTCTAGCCGCTCAATCTGGTCACACGCAGCGTTAATCGCCTCGCCGACCACCTCCGGGCAAGGTTGCTCAAGCGTTTCATCCCCCCGCCGCCAGCGGTTAAACGTACGCAAAAACGCCACGGTTTCCGAAAAATGTGGCGACGGCTCAGGTCGCTCTGCCCCGGAATTTCCAGCACAGCCCTCAGTGACCGCCGCCAAAGCGTTATCCCGCTCCCTCTTCAAAACCTTCTGCTCCTCCTCGAGCACCGCAATGCGTGCATTCGCCTCTTCCAGCTCGGCCATGTGCCGAACGACCGAATCGGCCAGCGAAGTCATCACGGCATCGGCGTGCCGCTCAAATTCAATTTTGCCCAGCGTGTAGTCGCTCATATTTTTTTCTCCCTCTTCGCATCAATCGCCCTCGCTGCATCGAGCAGCACCAGCGCATCGTGATAAGTCGCCGTGCCTCGGCAAACCTCCGCCACCAACAGCACGCAGCCGGTGGCAAAATATGAACGGCGAGAGCGAGCAGCGCAGGTAACCACACCTTTTTTACTCGCCTCGCCGGTCGCAGGACGGCGAAGGGTGTTAGTTCCCCGCTTCCGCCGACCAAACGAGAAAGTCGGCTTGCCGAGGAATCCCTTCGTGCTCCGTGTCTGCAAAGTTTTTGTCATTTCCAGAAATTCGTAAGCGCCCAAGTGAAGGCCATCCATGCGGCGGCGATAAGGCCGAGCGCGATCAGAGCCGGGTCGGGTGCGTGCATGGGCGTGTGGTCAGTTGTTAATCACGTGCTTCTTCGCCATCGCAGCGGCGATAGCCACGCGCATGGCCTCGCTTTCCCGCGCCCCGCGCGTTAATGCGTCCGCGATCCGCCGCGTTTGCTGCCACGCTTGCAGCGAGCACAGGCCGAAATAGGTCGCCACGAGGGCCGACACGACCGACAGCACGCAAAGAACGACGCTCACTTGCTCGCCCTCCGTTTGCGCTTCGGAGTTTTAGTCAACTTCGGCAGTTGACTCATCTCCGCCAGCACGCCGTTAACCCGACGATCCGCGAGCACGCGCTCAATCCGCCGCCCCGACTTCCTCCCAGCCTCGAAAGCCGAGAGATACAAAAGGCCAGCAAACGCCACCGCCCCGCCCAACATTGCAATGATTGTTAATGTGTCCATGTTATCGAGTGATCTCCTGCTGGAGCTTGTTTCCTCGGGCGACCAGAACGCGCTCCACGTCGTTCCAGTCGAAAAGCCATTGCTTGCCAACCCGCATGGCGGGAATGCGCTCTTGCTGCGCCATCCGTTGCACCGCCACCCGGCCCACGTGCAGCCGCTCGGCCAGTTGTTCGCTTGTCATGAGGGTTTTCATTTTTTCCGTTTGCGTTGAACCGTCTGACGGTTTGAAGCGCAAAAAATATCTTCCAGTTTTTTTATTACGTGCGGAGAAAACCGACGACGCTCTGCTGCTGCTTCCTTCGCAAGATCCTCGGCAAGTGCGAGGGGAAACGAAATTGTTTTGCGTGTGACTGACTGCATCTTGTTGGTGTTTTAAACACCAACCGTCAGACGGTCAAGCAAGTTTTTCAATTATTTTTTGGCCGAGTGTTTGAACGTGGTGTTCGTCCGCAAAAACTCTCGCGCCGAAGGGTAATGGCTTGCCATTTCGGCAATCACCGCACGTGTGAAATCACCGTGATATTTTTCATCGGCGACCCGCTGAATATCTGCCGCCAAACTGTCTGGAAATGGGATCGTCTTGCGAATCCTGTTCGCCGCTCGATCTCGTTTTTGTTTCGGTTTCTTGTTCATATAGGCAACCGTCATACACAATATGACGGTTTTCAATGGGCACTATACCCCATAACACCTGTTCAGGCGTAAGTCCCTCATTTTCTGCAACATATAATATCATTTTTATAACAAAGTCGTCTTTCATGCATGAAGAATAAACCTTGGTTTAGGACATCCACAGTCTCACCCCTCACCTTACAGCCTCCAAAACGCCTCAGCCTCTTTTGCCTTCACCGCATGGCCATAGACATTGCGAACCATCGCCTCGCTCCCGTGGCCCAGCTCTAAAGCCACCACGCCGGCCGACTTTTCTCCCGCCAGCAAGTAACTTGCAAAGGTGTGGCGAAGCGTATTTTGCGGCAGCCGCCAGCCCAAGTGGTCAAAAAGTTTCCGCCGGTGCACCCTCAAGTTGCGTTCATTGGCCGGCCACACCTTGCCCTTCACTCCCTTCGGCCACCACCGCAGGAACGCATCACGCAACCGCACCGTCCGGCGCGGGATGCCCGTAGTTTTTTTCGAGTCGTAAACGACCAGCTCCCTGTCCTCGAGGCTGATCCAATCGGCCGTCGCTTCCATCACCTCGCACGTCCGCAGCCCCGCAAACATTTGCAGCACCATCACCGCGCGCAGTCTTCCCTCCGAAGCCTCGAGCAACTGGCGGCACTTGTCCACCGGCAACACTTCCATCGCTTTTTTCTTCCCCCCCTGCACCTCCGACCCCAGCAGCCGGTTGCGTTCAAGCAGTTCACAACGCACGCACCAATTCCAAAAGCCCAGGCAATACCGCCTCGCTGTGGCTCGGCTCGCCGCCGCCTCCCATTCGGGACGATTCACCCACTTGTTAAACTCCAATACCGACACCGAATTAAGCAAACGGGGGCCAAACGCCGCGCGGATCTTCCCCGCATACCACAGCATCGTGCGCCGATGGCGTGGCCCCACCTCCGCCTTCGCCTCGAGGTAATCATCCAGCGCATCCGCCACCGTCACCCCCTGCACCGGTTCCATTCGACCTGTCTCCCGCACATTCCTCCGCGCCTCCGCGATCCAGACTTGGGCGGCCGATTTTGTTTCAAAAAACTTCCGTTTTCTTGCCCCCGCAAACGTCAGCGGCACGTTCACCCGCCACATTTCGCGGCCATTCTTATTTACTCTGGAGATTTTCATTTTGCCTTCTTGGTGCCCTTGGTGCCCTTTTTTAGGGCACCAACGTGCCTCAAGGTGTCTCATCGTGCCGAAATAGTCAAGACACAGAAAACCCGCGAAGCCTTATTTTATCGGCATTCGCGGGCTTTTTTAGAGTAAGCCGGCAGTCGGGCTCGAACCGACGACCTGCTGATTACAAATCATACTTTTCTCTCTGTCCAAATAGGGCTGGTGCCCTCCGGTGCCCTACCCCTTGTCGTCTGATTTTCAATCAGCTGTTTTATCAGCAGGTCGGCATTTTTAAGGCCAAAAATATGACAATGACTTTGACACGTCCGGCGGGGCGTGGCCGCGATTACCCGAAAGTGGAAGCGATTTTTGGCGGTGTCTTGCACTCATGGTCATGAGGCGGATCGGCGGGCTTTGGATGCGATGTTGAAATTCCGCGCGGCGTATAAGCCGCACGCTTGTTTGCATCTGGGAGATTTTACGGACATGGCCGCGTTGCGCTCTGGTGCGCGGCGGGATGCGGATGATCCAGACCGCGCGTCGAACATTATGGACGATTTGCTGGCCGGGCTTGGCTTTCTTCGGGAGCTTGAGCCGACGCACATTAACATGGGCAACCATGAGGATCGGCTTTGTGGTCTGACGCACTCGGGCAATGCCGTGGTGAGCTATGCGGCCAGTCGGGTGCTCGGGGAGATCGAGGACACGGCGAAGGCGATGAGGGCCAAGCTGCTGCCTTACGATGGCTTGCGTCCCTCGGCCTGCACACAGTTGGGCGACACACTCTTTTTGCATGGGGTGCTCTACAATGTGTCCGCCGCCCGCGATCACGCCGAGGCGCTGGGCATGAACTGTGTTTTTGGTCACACGCACCGGGTAGCCCAAGAGCAGGCACGCACGCAGCGGCCTGTGGTTGGCTACAATATCGGTTGCGGCATCCGGCTTGATGTCGGCTATGCCAAAAGTCGTCGGCAAACCCTTGGCTGGGCGCACGGTTTTGCCTTTGGCGAGTATTGCGACACAGCGACCACGGTCAACCTCGTCACGCTCTCCCCGCACTACCGGCTGCCGCTATGAAAAAGAAACCCGTCAAAGCCGATGCAGATTTGGCCGAGTGGTGTCGCGTGTTGGGGGCTCCGGCCGTTTGTGCTGAATCCGTTCCGCCGGGATGGGCGACTATCGCGGAGCTTTCGGAGAAAATGAGCAAGAGCATCCCGCAAGTTTCCGTTTTGATGCGGCGCGCCTTAAAGCGCGGCGAGGTGGAGAAGAAGAAATTTCGCATCGTGACCGGGCGCGGGCCGTTTCCTGTGCCGCATTACAAAAGGGTAAAATGAAACTTCGCCGCGAGCAGAACCACGACCTGATCGTTGCGCTCGATGCGGTGTGTTTCCCGGCAGATGAGAGGGTGAAGCCCGAGGAAAGTTCGTGGTGGGTCGTTTGTGACGAGGGGGCGACGGTGGCCTATGCGGGTCTGCGTCCTTGCCGGGAGCCGTTCAATCGCGGGCTGGCGTTTCTTTCACGGGCGGGCGTGTTGAGTTCGCATCGTGGGCGCGGGCTGCAAAAGCGCATGATCCGCGCGCGGCTGCGGGAGGCGCGGCGGCTCGGGATGCACGAGGTTGTGACGTATTGCGTGCCGGAGAACCTCGCCTCGGCCAATTCTTTGATCGCCTGCGGCTTTCGCTTGTATCGCCCGGAGCATCGGTGGGGCGGCTCGGCGGCGTTGTATTTTCGCAAGACCTTAAAGACACAATGAGCACAGCATTAGACAAACAGGTCGCCGGTTCGCATTACAAGGGCATGGCTATTCAGCCCGCCGAGTTTTGCCAGCGCAACCGCCTCCCCTACCTCGAAAGCTGCGTCGTTCGGTATATCTCGCGGCACGGGCAAAAGAACGGGCGGCAGGACATCGAGAAGGCCATTCATTGTTTAGAACTGCTGCTGGCGATTGAGTATCCTTCGGCCAACCGTAGTGTCTAAAAAACACGTGTTTTTGAACACGTTGCAGGAACGTGTTTAATTCGCGCCGTTGTTAATTAAGCGCGGCTCTATCTGCCGCCGCCAGACCAAACATTCCCGCTCGGGCGCAAGCGGGTAGAATGTTGTCGCCCTGTGGCGATTTAGACCCGCTCGGGAATGTTGCCGAGCGGCGACACGTTGCAAAATGTATTACTTTGTGTGCAGAAGCATACAGTTTGCCACAAGTTGCGGATGATGGGCGCGCGTCAAACAGACCATTTTCGTGACGCCACGAAAATGATGCCATCTACCGAGGAATCCTCGGTAGCTCAATGAAGCCATGAGAAAAAGGGCGGGGCCGGGCTTTGAACCCGCATCGGGCCGACAGGCGGCACCCCGCCAAGCTACGCCACGCGACCGAGCGGGTATTTCTGACGTGCCTCGGCAAGTGACAAACCGATAGGACGCTCGAAGTGAGGGCGATCGACAATGCTTTTGAAGTCCCCTCCCCAGCGGAGGCCGAGTTCTTTGCCGATGCGACCGGCGACGGCGTAGGCAGGATGCTCCCACACGGGGTTTTTGTCGCCTTGGAAAAGGGTGAGGTCGTAGGCAAGGCCAAAGTTGTGCCACGAGCTGCCGGGCTTGGCGTTTGTGACCTTGGGGCCGGGGGCGGTGCGGCCTTTGGCGTAGAGGGCGGCTTGTTCGGTGAAGGTGCGGGTGCCGCTGGTGATCTTGAATGTGTAGCCCTCGGCGGCGAGACAGCGCAAATGCTCTCGGGCGAGCTTGGCCGTGGTCGGATCAAGCGTTGCGAGGTTCCGCTCGCTTCGCGGGTCGGCTTGCCACTCGCTTGCTTTTGCTTCGCTGCTCGTCGGCGCGGCGATGGATCTCTCCGTGGATGAGGTTGAGGAGGTCGGCGAGGTCGCCGGTGGGCCATTGGGCGATGGCTTTTGCCAGAGTTTTAGGAACCATGAAAGCAGGGTCATTTTTTGTGACCGGGATCAACGGTCAGCGTCGCGCGTTGATTGAGAAAGTCGTAGCCGACGGTCACGCATCCCGGCAGGAACGACAGCACGGCCAAGGCCGCGATCATGCGAAACAGGCGCATGATTTAGCCTTTGCGGAACACGTTGATGACGCCGACGAGGGCGAGAGCGAGAGCCACGAAAGCCTCGTTATGTTCGGGTGAGAACTGCCAGCCGAGGGCACCGGCGACCAAGATGAGGCCGCGCCAAGTGGAGGATTGACCGAGTTGGTTTAGAACGTAGTCCATGCCTGCGGCGGCATGTCAAAGCCTGCCTAGCGGTTGCGGTCGCGCCAGGACTTGCGGGCGGCGAGCACGGCGACAAAAAAGCCAAGCGCCAGCGCGGAGAGCCGCATCCCTGTCTCAAGGTGCGGGAGGAGCGAGACGAGAACGCTGCCGAGGCTGGTGGAAACGCCGACCAGCGGGCGGGAAAGGAAGTCTAGCGGGTCGTGGAAGCTCATTCGTTAAGTCCCTCCCAAGCCGCCACCAGCCCATCCCGCAGTTCATCCGGCAGGCTCTCGCTGGACACCACAAACGTCCTGCTGCCCAGCGGTGCGGTGACGCTGACGGCGGCGCTGATGGTCGGACGGAAAGCGGTTGCAATCTGCGACTCGTTGCCGTCCTCGTCGGTGGTCGTCTCGTAGGCCGTCGCCACTTGGCCGCTGGCCTCCAGCACGACATCGGCCAGCGTTTCGCCTGTGGCGAGTTGTGCGCCGAGCCATGCGAGGAGCGTCGCGGCGACTTCGCCGAGTTGCCCTTCGAGCGGGACGTTCTCGGCGGCGGCGTAACCGCTGCGGACGACGTAGCGGACTAAGGCGTTGTTGGCGAGGCGGAGGGTCATAGCGTTACAGAAAGTGACGACCATTTTACAGAACCGACTAAGTAGGTGGCTCGCACGCCTGCCGCATTCACTCCGTCGCTAACAAGCCCAACGCTGCCTACTGGATTGTACTCAGTTGTTTCAGTTGGTGCAGCGACTTGGCTAACCCCAACGACCTCACCCAAGCGATTGACCACACCTACTTTAATTGTTGTTCCATCGCTAGTCGTGACAAACGTAATTGGAGCCAACTGCACGTTACCATATTGCCCGCCAAGTGTGATTTCGTTTCCGTAAGCAATAGCTCCGCCAGAATAACTGTATGACCGAAAGCGTATTAAAGATGTTGTGGTTTCTTCAACCACCCAACCTGCTGAAACATAATTTGGCTCTACGGGAGGCGGATTTACATGAAATATGTTTGTTGCCCCTAAACGAAACCAAGTTTTACAAGCGCTTGCAGCGCTTATCAGACTAAAAGAATGAACAATGGTAAAGGGCCGTTGCCACAAGAGGCCCTTATTGCCTGTTGTTAAGTAGTTCAACGCCATCCCTAAGTGATTTACAACTGCGTGGCTTCCGATGTTGTTTGCCGTGGAAATCCAGCAACCTACCGCATTGCCAAATACTGTGGTTGCCGCCCCGCCATTAAGCGTTAGTGCCGAAAACGAAGACGCAGGAACTTCGTGCCATCTTGGGACAAGAAAGTCCACACGCGCATCCACCAAATCCCTCGTCATAATCGACGACCCACTCGCCGCCGTTTGGTTGGGCGCGACGTTGTTCGTTCCGTTCAAAGTTTGGTTGGCGCTGAAGGTGTTCGCCGCGTCTTTCAGCGGGACGTTGGCGGACAGCCGCGCGTCGGCGAGGGTGCCGGTGGTGAGGGCGGCGGCGTCGGTCGTTTGCGTTCCGGCTGGCCCCTGCGGGCCGGTCGCTCCCGTCGCGCCGGTCGGACCTTGAGGTCCAGTGGCACCTGTTGCGCCGGTGGCACCTTGCGGTCCTTGCGGACCAGTGTCGCCGGTGTCTCCTTTGTCGCCTTTGTCTCCTTTGTCGCCCTTCTCGCCTTGGATGCCTTGGATGCCCTGGATTCCTTGGGTGCCCTGCTCGCCGGTGTCTCCCTTGTCGCCTTTGTCGCCCTTGGTTCCTTGCGGACCGACTTCGCCTTGCGGGCCTTGAATGCCCTGCGGACCTTGTGCGCCTGTTGCGCCTGTTGCGCCCTGAATGCCTTGGACCCCTTGAATCCCCTGCTCGCCCTGCGGCCCGCGCAGCGGCAAAGTCACAGCCACCGATTGCACGGACGGCACGCCTACCGTCACGGACGCGGCAGACAAGGTGACTTCGACTTGGTAGTGCTGGGCCATGTTAATTAAGCGGTGCGGTGCGCGTAGTCACGTCGGAGAGCACACGCCAGATGCCGCCGAAGAGGGTGTAAATTTTGCTGTCGCTGGTTTTCAACTGGACGTCGTAATAGCGCGTGCCAGCGGTGGCGTTGTCCGTGGTCAAAAGATCGAAGTGGCTTTTGCCTTCCTCCGCGTCATCGTGGGCGGTGACTTCCTTGCGGATGACCGCCGCACTGTCCGCATCGGTCAGCGCGTTTTTGACGGTCAAAAACAAAGTGCTGCCGGTGAGGTCAAAATCATTCACGCTCACATCGAGCCGCCCGGAGTCCCCGCGCGTCCAACAAAGATCGGCTGTCTGTTTGTCGCAGTTCATTTCGGCATGAGGTCGGCGCGGAGGAACGAGCCAGCCTTAAAAGTGTTGGTGTTGATTTCGGTGGTGGAGCGAAACCTGATTGAAACAGTGCCCGCATTGGTTCCGCCGAGAACGTAGAAAGATTGCAACGGCGATCTAATCACCCCAGATGAACCTGTTGAAATTTCGTTTGTTAAAGGATTGGTCGAAGCAAAACCAGTGCCCACCATGTTCCAATTTCCAAAAACTGAAGCGTTCGTTACGATGACCCGAAAGGCTGTTGCTCCTTCAAAAATCGGATACAGAGTCACATGATACCGCGCGTTTGGCTGCGTGGTAAAAGTCAGGTTCGTCACCGTGACCGCATTGGTTTCGTTAGTAATCGAGAGGTCGTTGGTCAAAACATTGAACACGGTCGCCGCAAAGCGGTTCTGCGCGTGGGCAACGGTCGCCGTGGCCAAGATTAAAAGTGCGGCAAGGAGTTTCATAGTTTGGTGGCTGAAAAAAGGCCGTCGTTGTCGATGGCGATTGACCATTGGCTGTTGTCGGGGCTTTGTAGAGTGAAGGAACTTAGCGACGTTGTAGTGGGAGTCCCGTCGCCCGCTCGGATCACGTCGTTAAAGACGGTGGCCGCGCACGGAAGCGTTGAGCTAACAAGCCCGCCATCGCTCCACTGGATCTCAACTTTCGCGGAAATGCTGTCTTCTTCATCGGTGGCAAACTCAGCATCCAGTTCGGTGGTGGCGAGGTTAAGGCCAAATGTATAGATCGTGCTGGTGCCGCTTCCGGTCTTGGTCCATGCGTTGTCGTAAGCCAGAAAGTCGCCGTCGTAGGTCTTTTTGAGGCCCATTTGACCAAGCGCACCGGCGCCCAACTCGACGACCACACCATCGCGGACGAATTGCACCTCGACCGGCACCACATCGCGGCGGGTGAACAGCAGCTCGTTGACGCGCTGCAACAGCACAGGCGTGACGACGAAAGCGCGAGAATTGAGGTCGATATAGACACGCATGACTCTGATCTCGGCAGTCGTGTCAAAGCCTCAACATGGCATCCAAGGCTGTTGGCGGACGCGGAGGTGGCCGCGATACTCGCCCTCCGTCTCGTGGAACGCGCGGTAATGGATGATCGGCGGCGCGTCGGCGGGTGCGTCTTTGGGTTTGTGTTTTACATGGTCTGCCGCCGTGTGAGGGATGGCCGCAATGCGTAGCCCGGCGGGGTGCCAGCGGTGCCAGCAGAGGAAGAGGTCTTGGGTTCCCCTGCCGTCATAGCCCTCGAAGGTCGCCAGCGCCAGCGCCTTGGCCGATAGGAGCGTGCAGC